GAAGACTTGGCCGATCCACTGGAAGACTGACCAGAGAAAGGGAAGATCATGGCGACGACGCAAAACTACACCCTTGGGCGCGGGAAGGCTTACTTCTCCAAGTTCAAGGCTGGCACCCAACTGCCGGAGGGTTTCCGCTACATCGGGAACACCACCGAGTTCAACCTGTCCATCGAGTCGGAAAACCTCGATCACTTCTCGTCGGACTACGGCATCCGCGAGAAAGATGACTCGATGCTGCTGGAAGTGACGCGCTCCGGCACGATGGTCACGGACAGCATCCAGCCCGAGAACATCGCGCTCTTCTTCCTCGGGGAAGCGTCGGTGGTGGCCCTCGCCTCGGCTTCGGGCCTGACCGATACGCTGGAAGATGTGATCCCCGGCATGGCCTACAAGATCGGTGCATCCGAGGCCAACCCGGCGGGCTACTTCGGCCTGTCCGAGATGAACTTCGCTGTCTATACGGGCACCGCTCCGGTGGCCGCGACCGGGACTGTGACCTTCTCCGGCGTCGGCACGGCCGGGGACACCGTGACCATCGGCGGGCAGGTCTATACCCTGCGCGCTGCGCCCACCAACCCCTTCGATGTCACCATCGGAGGCACCGCTGCCGCCACCGCCGCCAACCTCGCGGCAGCGGTCAACGCAGGGGCCGGTGCGGGCACGACCTACGGCACCGGCACGGTTGCCAACTCCGACGTGTCGGCCAGCGTGGCGTCGGCTGTCGTCACGCTCACGGCCCGTGTGCCGGGCACGGTCGGCAACTCGATCACGCTGACGAAGGTGGGGACGGACATCGCGGTTTCCGCTGCCACCCTCTCGGGCGGCACGGGCACGGCTTTCGTGCCGGGCACCGACTTCGAGATCGACTTCGATGCCGGTCTGCTGACCGTGCTCGCGGACGGCTCGATCACCACCGGGGCCGATCTGAATGTGGCGTTCGCCGTCCGCCAGTCCACCCGGTCGCGTGTGATCTCGGGCGACACGGCGGTCGAAGGCTCGCTGATGTTCGTCTCGGCCAACCCGAAGGGCGAGAACTTCGTCCTGATGGTGCCGTGGATCAAGGTGACGCCGAACGGCGACTACGCGCTGAAGGGCGACGAGTGGCAGCAGATTCCGTTCAACATGGAAATCCTGAAGAAGCCCAACTCGGCCGCGATCCTGCGCGACGGACGGCCTGCCTACGCCTGATCCGAGAACGGGGGCGGCCTCCGGGCCGCCTCCCCTTTTACCTGACACCAGCTAAGGAGAGAGCGCATGGGACTGCGCGATTATGAACTGCCATCCATGAAAGTGATCATCGACGCGAACAACTCGTTCGACGTGCGCGGGATCGCTTTCGAGGACATCACCCGGCTCGTCAACAAGCACGGCCCGGTCTGCGTGATGATCTACACCAAGTTTCAGGACGCCAAGGGCAAGCACGGCCTGCGGCCCGAGACCGTCGGGCAGTTGCTCTCGATGGCGATGGGGCAGTTCCCCGAAGCCGTCGCCGAGTTGATTGCGCTCGCGGCCGACGAGCCCGACATGACGGCCAAGGTCCAGAAACTCCCCATCGGGGTCCAACTGGACGCCATCGAGAAGATCATCGCTCTGACGTTCTCGGGAGAAGCCGACGTAAAAAAGCTGGTGGAGACGGTCACGCGCATGGCGGAAGGCGTGACGGCGAGCCTCCACAACCTTCAGACAGCTTCCGCCAGTGGGTCTGGGGGCTTCGTAAGCAAGTAAGCCTGCTTCTCTCTCATGGGCACCCGGAGGCGCGCAAATACCCCTTGGCGATGCTTCTCGACGAGCACAATCTCGTGGTAGAACATCTCAATGGGCTGGAAGTGACGCGCGCCACCTTGTTCCAACTGGCGGTGTCTTCGATCCTGTCGAAGAAGGCTGGAAAGGAGTTCGACAAGGCTGTATCCTCGTTGAACATCGAGACGGTCGCTCACGAAGAGGCACCCATAGCAGAGAAGGGGTAAGGGATGTCGAGGAAGGATGTTGAACTCGTCATCCGGGCGAAAGACGAAGCGACCAAGGCCGTCAACGCCATCACCGCTGCGATCAACAGCCTCACGGCCAGCCAAGATAACATGCGGGACGGGGCGAGCCGGTCAGACACCGCGCTCGCCCGCCTCGGCCAGACCTTCAGCCAACTCGACAAGCAGCTTCGCGGCGCGTCCGTCGGCGACAAGATCGCGCGGTCTCTGGACAGCGCGAACAAGGCGGTCGAGCGACTCGACACGCTGATCGGCCAGACCAATGCCGAGTTGGCCCAATACAAGCAGCGGTCGGACCAAGCAGCACAGAGCCAGACCCGGCTGGAAGCCTCGGCGCGCGATGCGGCAAACGCGGTTGAACGCGAGGCGGCCGCGCTGACGAAGGCCAAGGAGGCGGCCGCCAACCAGTCTGGGGTTTACCGGCAGGCCGTGCAGGACCGGGATCAGCTTGTCGCGGCCGAAGCGCGCCTGACGACCAAGATCGCCGAGCAGCAGACCCGTCTGGACCAAGCCACCGCGAAACTGCGCGAGCGGCAGGCGGCTGTCGATGCCTCGGAAAACCCGAACAAGAAGCTGCAAGCGTCCTTCGATTCGGCAACGCGCGCGGTCGTGAACCACAAGCAACGGCTGGACGAACTGGTCGTCGAGCAGGGCACGGTGCGCGCGGCCATCACCCAGACCGGCGCGGCCGTGGATCGGTATTCACAGCGGGCGCAGGAGGCCGACAGGGCCGTCCAGCAGCAGGCCGACGCGCTCGACAGGGCGAACGCTGCGCATCGGAACTCGGCGCAGGCGGTGCGGGAAGGGCAGAAGGAGCAGAAGGCTCTGGCGCGCGCCGTGGACGGGGCGAAAGACTCGCTGGCCGCGCAGAACGCTGCGATGGAACGCGCGCAGGCCGAGCAGCTTCAACTGGCTGTGGCGGCAGGCCGGGCCGAAGCGGCGATGGTCGAACTGTCTGCCGCGCAGCGCCGCTCGATCCTGCCGGTGTTCGGACAAGTCCGAACTGCCACGCAGGAAGCGCGGGCTGAATGGAAGCAGGCCGAGGATCGCGTTCGCAGCTTGGCGGCCGAGATGCCGAGGCTCACGCAGCCCACCAAGGAGCAGGCGCAGGCGTGGAACGCGGCGACCACGGCCGCGCGCACGGCCAAGGCCGAATACCTGCTTCAGCGGGACGCTCTGCACCAGATCAGGGCCATCCTGCGCACGACCACGACCACGACCGAGGGCCTGCGCGCCCGGCAAGAGGCGCTGGCGGCCGTCCTTCGTGATACGGGCACGGCGCTGGCGAAGCTGCGCGACGACGCGGGCCGGTCGGTGGCCGAGTTCAACAAGGTCGCGGAAGCCACGGATCGCGCGCGCCGGGGCGTGGGCGGCCTGCGGGCCGAGGTGGGGCGTCTCAACGCACGCCCGGTCATCACCATCCGTGAAGCCCTCGGCTCGATCTACGGGCCGTCCCGGCAGGCGATGTCGCTGACGCAGCGGTGGCGCGGGGAGGTCCTGTCTCTGGTGTCGGCGTATGCGGGCATCTACGGGGTCATCACGCTCCTGAATCGCACGGTGGAAGCCTATCAGACCTTGGAGGCGGTCCAGAACCGCTTGAACGTGGTCATGGGCGGCGATGCTATTCGCGGCGCGGAAGAACTCGATTGGCTGCGGCGCAATGCCGACCGGCTCGGCTTCTCGCTGGCCGGGCTCGGGGACGAGTATTCCAAGTTCGCGGTCGCGGCGAACGCGGCCAACTTCTCGTCGGATGCAACCCGGCGAATCTTCCTCTCGGTGGCCGAGGCGGCGCGTGTCAACAAGCTGTCGAGCGAGCAGTTGCGCGGCGTGCTGCTGGCCTTGGAGCAGATGATCTCCAAGGGCAAGATCACGTCCGAAGAACTTCGCAGGCAGTTGGGCGACCGCCTGCCGGGCGCGTTCTCCATCATGGCTTCGGCCCTCGGCTTGACCACGGCCGAGTTGGACCGGATGATGCAGCAGGGGGAAATCCTCTCGACTGAGAGCAACATGCTCCGGTTCGCGGCGGAACTCGACCGGCGTTTCGGCTCGCAACTGACCCCGGCTCTTCAGTCCACCACGACCGAGATGGGCCGGTTCCAGAACGCGCTGTTCCAGACCTTGCTGGCCTTCGGGCAGGCGGGCTTCATCGAGTCCTTCACGCAGCTTTTGCGCGACATGACGGCCACGATGCGGACGGCCGAGTTCGAGTCGTTCGTCGCCCGGCTCTCGACGCTGTTTGCCGGGCTGACCGATCTCGTCGGGCTGCTCGTTCGCAACTTCGACATGGTGGCGGTGGCTCTTGCCGCGTTCCTCGGCATCAAGGTCGCTCCCTTCTTTGCGGCCATTGCGATCTCGCTGGTGAACCTCGTGGGCGGTATGGCCGCAGTCCGGGGGGCCATCGCAGCGACCATCATCGCGTTCCGGTCGATGGCGGCCACCGCCGGAGTGTCGGCCGGGGCCATCACGCGCCTGTCGTTCGCGCTGCGCGCGCTGCTGTCCACGACGGGCATCGGTCTGCTGATCACGGCTGTCTCGGTCGGCATCGGTTTGTGGGCCACCAGCGCCGATCAGGCGACCGAGGCGATGAACCGGCATCGTCGCTATGTGGACGAGGTTCGGAACTCCTATGACGAGGCGCAGCGCGCGGCGCAGGCATGGTCCCGCCAAGCCCTGACCGTGACCTCGCAGCAGGCACTCGCCAGCCTCAACGAACTTCAGGCGCAGTTCGACGCGGCTCGTCGGGATGCGATCATCTATCCGCTCGCCATCGAGAATATGTATGAGCGCGTGGT